TAATCAGGCTGCTTTCGTTCTTGCGAAACTCATCACTGAGTGCCGTAACGTCTACAACCTCGCGATCGTTGTTTAGTTCAAAAGAACGCACCAAGCCAAGAATGTTGTATTCAGCTTGGACGCTTTTAACTTCAATCGGGATGGCAGTTGTAATCGCTGCCAAAGTGATCTTGCCCGTACTTTGACCGTTCAACGCATTGGCAAATGTGTCGTAAAGGCAAATGCCTCCTAACTCGTCAACGTTGATGTACCAGTTGCCGTCAGGAAGTTGACTGCCGCCGTCCCAGGCAGCCCCGTCGATAAAAGCAAGATTTGCACCGTTTGTGCTTTTGATCTGCAACCGATCACCCGTCAGCAGCATCTCCTGCGGAAAGTCAAAGCTGAACCGCTTTTTTGTGACGTTCACGTCACCAGGGTCAACAGTGCTTGCAAACGTGGTGGCAGGTGTGCTGCGTCGTAGTTTGACGACGCCTGAGTTGCCTACGAAGACGGTCATAGTGACTTACTGACGAAATCACCGCTCATTGTGTAGTTCACGTTTACGCGCATCACTTCACCAACAACACAGGACAGCTCAGCACTGGTCAGCACTGCATCAAACTCCATAAACTTGTCGTCAAACTTCAACTTCAACCTGGCAGTTGCGGTAATCGAAGCGTCTGCCGCGGTGTCTTGGTTGACTTGGTTGAGCAACTTGACTGGTGCGTCGTCGTAATACAAAACCGTTAACGCCCCAGTAGCTGACCGCCCTCCAGTTGTAAACGCTCGAACATCTTCGTTTAATGCTGTGACCTCAAGCGCATCAGTGTTGGCAGTCATTGACCACTGCACAACCTTGGCGACTGCAACACCCCCAAGCTCAACGCTGCCGTCTTGACCCGCGTAATACTTAGCCATGGTCAGACACCCTCAAGCTCGCCAATGAACTCACACGTCACTGTACTCAGTCCTGGCTTGACGCTTTGAACTGATGGAGGAGATGCATATTTCCACTTCAACAAGCTGTTCGTCTCCCGAATCCAGGGAGTCAACGACTCAGACGCTCCAGCTGCAACATTACTTGTAGTGAACTCAGCGTAGTTGTCGGCGTTCATCACATCCACAAAGTTCTGCAAAATCAACGCAGCGTTTGCGTCAGTGATGTTTGCAAACGTTAAGGACAGGCTGCTGCTATACCGCTGGTTGCCATAACGAACGCGGACAACAGCACCGTTCTGGGATTGGAACTGCTGCTCAGGAAATATTCCCGGCGTGTAAGAACGGCTGGTGGGAACTAACGCTGGAAAACTTACTGCTGTCATCAGTCCGTAACGTCAAACAGCGCGTTCTCAGGATTCAGGATAGCCAACCTACCTGCCTGGTCCACTTTCTGGTAGCTGCCGCCGATGTCCACAAAACCATCGTCATCAATAGTCAGGCTGGTCACCCTGTAGATACGTTTTTGCTGGTTTTCCATCTTGATGGTGAAAATTGAGCTGAAGAAAACCTCATCGCCCGTCTTGCCGCCTGCAATTTGCAGCTGACCTTCAATAACTTCCGTCTGACCAGGACGCCAGAAAAACACGGTGTACGTGCCATCGGCAAGCGCAGTTGTGGAAGTGACGCCACCAAACTGATCAACACTGCCGTTATTAAAACGGCTGGTGTGTGATGCGTTCGAAACTACCTTGATGTAATCACCAGCTGTTAGGCCAAGAGCAGAGCTAGGTGTCGTCTTGAATTGAATGTTGTGCTCGCTGTGTTTACGAAGCAACAGCTTATGTTCAGCAATCTTTTTGGCGTGCTTAGAGCTAGTACAGAAACTAGTTAGATCCATAAATTCTTCTGGATCTGAATCAGAACCGCCGTCAATGTCTTGAAAGCGAAGCTGGGTTACTCGTTGAGACGAAAAACCGTTTTCCTGTTCCCTTCGATAAGCAACAGTTGCTTTAAACAACTGACGCTCTTGAGTCGGCAAGAAACTCACCTGCATGTCCTTCATGTTGCCATCGGTAAATAAAACTTTGACGCTTTTAGTAATATCTTGCGCTGGCTCGATAACAAACGTCGCAGGGTTATAAGGGACAGAAGGCATCAAAGAAAACTTGCCGCCGACAATAGTAAAGTCGAGCAAACTAAACGCAGCGTTTGTGTGGATAAACTCTCGCAGGCCAACACGATCACCAACAACTCCATCAAACCGAAAACCATTAGCTCTGCAAAACTTGGCTGCAATCACCATTGCATCGCGGTCAATTGTGTTCCTAGGGATGCGCTTACCCGCACCAAGACGGTCGCTAACAAGTAAGTTGAAAGCAATTTCAGCAAAGTTATTGGTTGCGGCTGGATCTGCAGTAGTAAGAGCTGTAGTGCCGTCGTCATTAATTAATCGTTCCACCTTAATACCTTGTTTTACATAGGCGCTTAATTGGCCCATTGAAGACCAATCCTTACCTGCTAAGACTCGTAGGCCAAGCAAAGACAAATCATTGTATTGAGCGGCTCCAAAATTTGGCTTGTCCTCTTCAGGCCGCACCATTTCGTTGACAAAAACGACCTCATGCTCAGGGCCTTTTTGGTGACTAGTTTCTTCTGCGTCAAACTTTGGATAATCAGCAATTGCATCTTTTAAATTCAACAGCGGGCGAGTTTTACCCTGTATAAACACAGCATCAATTTCTTGTACTTGTACGTCAACTAACGTTCCATCAGCAAACTGGAAGCGGACAACCTCTCCGATCGTATAGCCAGAACCAGGGTCAATAATGACCCACTGCCACTGACCAACAGCAAAGCTAGAAGCGTTTACTTTAAAGCCAGAACCATTGCCGCTATAGCTTTGATGACTGTAATCAGCAGGCCCGCCACCAGAAACAAACGGCACCTCGTCTTGGTTGAATTGATATTTGCCAATCTTGTATAAATTAAGAGCTGTCCTTGTCGCGACATAACTACCCTTTTCAATCGAATAGTAAAGATTGCTGCCTGAAACTACTGGCGTTGAGCCAGGAACAATGCGATACAAGGCATTGTCGTTTTGGTCTGCAGGGCTTGGTGCCTGCGTAGTGCTTGTGACATTGACGCCATTGTAGAAAGCAGCAACAAGTTCACCCCCAGTGTTTGTCTGAACGTAGTAATCGTTAGTGACGCTTGTTAAAACTCGCTGCCCTGAGACAGTGGTCTGCCATCCTTTAACAGCTGGAACAGTTTTAACAAAATCAGCTGGGTCATATTGATAAACAGAACCAAGCTCAACAATCTCGCCCTCCCACTTTGCATATACCGCACTAGGGTCTGTCGGATTATCAACGTTGACGTAAACACCCGTTGTCAGTTCAGCAGTAGCAGAGTTTTGAACGACAGAAGGTCCTTCAATTCGCTCCCACTGCGCTTCTTCAGGCAGCTCGCCTACGTTATATCTGTCAAGAGCCTTAACGGTTCCGACAACTTCAGCTCCCTTTTCAACTTGTTTAAAAAAGAACTCATCATTAGATGCCATCAAGTTAGTTATTGCCTTGCGCTCGCCTGTGCAGCTAACCCGCACAGAGCCTAAAACCGGGTTGATGGTGGTCATGGCAAAATTTTCTTTGCCTGTCAGCAGATAGACTTCGTTTGACTGCCCAGGGATGTCAACGTATATACCATCTGCGGTGCTGCCAGTAACAGGAACAATCCTGAACTCATACTGCCCAGGATTATGGTTAATTCGAATAGTGTTGTACTGGGGCTGAGGGTTACTGCCACGCACGGCAAAAACCTGACCAGCAGAAATGTCTGTAAAAGTTGTGGTATTGCTAACCCCTACTTCTCTAAATTCAATTCTAAAAAAGCTAAACCTAGTTTGAAAAGTTGAAACTCTGCCAAGCGAAAAACTTTGCTTGTCTGATTCATATTGTTGCAGAATCGCGGCAGGGGGCTCGGAATTAACGTTTGCAAAATTACTAATGCGCTTGAACACAACGCTTTTGATACCAATCTCAGTTTGATCGCAAACGCGATTGTTAGTGATAGTTGCAATATCTATGCGCTGCAAATGCTGCCCAAATGGTGCGTTTGCTGTAGCTAGCGGGTCAGCATCGGCACTCTGAAAATAACCAAATCCTTGCTCCTTGCAGACAAACTCAAACTGTCGGTCTGCAACTTGCGGGCTTTCAAATGGCGTGTCCGGGCGTTTTGTGCATTGGATTATTGCGCTACCAAAAGCAAACAAATCTCCAACGTTGACCAAAGTATCAGCATCAGCAACTCTGCTGTCGATTGCTGTGTTTACATCGTCTAATCCGTGCGGAGGAAAAGCTTCTGGCGCTTCACGCGCAAAGGAATTTCTAAAAAGTAACGTGTCGCCAACATTGATTTGATTGGTCTGAGTAACAACACCATTGTTTAGGCGCTCCATTGCCTGACGGCCTGCATATGGCCTGACATTGAGGCCAAGAGTCAAGCCGTTGATTTTGTCCCTCTTGTTTCGCAGAGATTCTTCATTGTCAAAGATTTGAACAATGTCGTACGGCAAAAAATACGGGGAGCCGTTGGAAACTGGTGAATGACAACCAAAAGCACGCTGTGAGTTTGGCGTTCGAGTACCACTTAGCAACGGGCGAAAGTTATTTTTTAGTTGATCGTATGCAAGAAATACATCGCTATCAGTTTTAGCAGGCAATTCTCCTGCCATCGTATTAACGTTACTTACACGCCCACCATCGGCAGCGTTGTTTAAAAAATATGCTCTATATCGTGCCTCTTGATAGTTACGCAATAGCTGATCACCAATAGCCAAACCCTGTGGATCAGGAATCGCAGCAAGCTCAGACAACCCAAGCGTTGTCAGCATCTTTAACTCTTGATGTGAACCAAGACTTAACAACTGAGACCAAAGCAGCAATCCTTTTACACGGATGCCACCTACAGTTTCACTGCTGCCGAGTAGCTGTTCACGTTTAGCAAAAACAAGCGGAATAATGCTGCCAAGCGTTGCCAGATCCTGCAGGCTGTCAAAACCAAATAATTCAGCAAATTTTGTTTGACCGCGAGTGTCTGCAGTCTTGATCGGACTTAATGGATCCTCTAATGAAGGAGGTTTAGGCGCTAGCAGCATTGAAGCTGCTGTAAACACCAAGCTAATTGCAAGGCTTACAAGAACTTCTGCTAGTTTTACCTCTGCACCACAGCTAATGTCAGGAATTAACGCATATTCGTTTTCACGCTCTTTAGCCTTGCAATCCGCTAACCGGCAAAATTCCCAATACTCCTCAATCGTTAGTCCTAACGCATCAATAATCTGTTGCTCTACCGGCAGTAAAGAGCGGCGGGAGTAAGAACGCTGCAGGGGATCCATGTCACTTGACGGTCTCTGAATTGCAGCCATCCGCCTTCGTAGAAAGAAGCCAACCCATAACTGCCGTCAAGACAATGGATTAAGCCGAGTGTGCCTACTCTAGCGTCACCTGACTTTCTGCCCCAACGTTCCAGCTGCTCTGGAAACACCGAATAATCTTTACGCCGCAAACGTCTGTACCACGATCGCTCTGGAGCGGGCATGTCAATTCCGTGCCAAGCCTGAACAGCTGTAGCCAAACTCAAGCAATCAGCAGCACCATGCTTTTCAGGTATCGCTCCAAGCCTGTAGGGCAGCCCAATCAGCTGATATGGCTCAATCAAGCGTTGCTTATTCGAGAGGTAACAGGCAACGCGCCAACATCTTTAGATCGCAAAACCTTGTTTGGAATGGAGGAGGTCACCGCGTCGATTGCAGTGCTGAGTGCTAACTGCACACCCTCAACGTTGTAGCTGATACTGGACGGTATCCAGTATTCAGTCGATAACGTGCGGTTAGGCAGAAACGTAGAAGGGTCCATTAACACCGTGTCCACTCGCACTGACCAAAAGCTTTCAACTGCCTCATACGCTTTTGCAAGGCTGAGTTGGTTATTAGCGAAGGTCAACAGACTTTCAATGTTGTCGCCACTTAAGGTTTTAGTTGCACCGTTATAGATAAACGGCAGGAACGCATAAGGGTTTGAATCAAATGTGATCGTGTTGGCAGTGTTGCTGTTTTGGTATCTGCCCTGATCAGCGCCCGCATTATCCTCAAAAAAGATAAATGTGGTAATTGCTTCGATCGTCATACGCCAACCCTGCTGCGAATGCTGCGCTTGTTCACGAGGTCACTGTAAACACCACGTTTGCCCATTTCAGCGCCACGCTTAGCCGCTTGAGCCATTCCCCTCTCAAACTCAGCAGCAGTGACGTAATTAATGTTGTTGATCCGTTCCACGCTGTAGTTCACGTCAATGGAACCACCGCCACCACTCATTCCGCCACCTGCATCACCGCCAGAACCATCAGGAATAACAGCAGAGCCACGAGCGCCACGGGCATAACGTCCCATGGCTTCATTCATCTTGCTTGCTGGGACGACGTACTCAGGTTCGCCACCTTCACCGATTAATGCGTTAGTTGGCTTGTTAACAAAACCGCCCTCGGCAAAAGGCAGAAGGCCAAGAAGGCCACTTCCTCCCTCGCCTCCAGTGCTAAAGCTACCAATGCCTTGCTTAAGGAACATTCCGCCAACCGACTTCAGGATGCCTGACAGAGACTCGCCAAGTGACTTACTGCCTGTAATTGCGTCTTGAATGCCTTGGACAAGGCCAGACTGAATCGTCTGCCCAATGTTTTCAAACAAAGCCTCAAGGCGTTGAGCCTCAGTTACTTGGTCTTGCAACCCCGCGACCTTTGCAACCTGTGCTTCGACTTCTGCTCTGTTTAAGCCCGTAGTGGAATTCATAATTCTCTCCACCTCTTGCTTCAGCTGCACCTCTCGCTCGTTACCATCTAATTTTGCTTGAAGAAGCTCAGCCTCTTCGATAAGAGGTCTTATTGCATCTTCTCTGGCTTGCTTTAGGTCTATTACGTCTTGCACATCTTGCGCAAGAGCTGCACCAATAGCGCTGCCTTTTTCTGCGTCAAAAGCTTTGTCAGTAATATCTTTAATTTCTTGACGCCTCTTAGCAGTAATTCCTTCCAGCTTGTTAATTCTTTCTAGCTGATCGGCACGCCTAAATTCAATATCTAGCAAAGTTTTGCTTAGCTCAGACTGACTTCCGAGAAGTTGTATTTTACGACTTTCTTCTTGCAAAATATTGCCGGCAGTTTTTCGTCCTTTTTTTTCTCTGCCTAAGCGTGCTTTTTTTTCTGCTTCTGTTTCTTGGCCTAATTCCTTGTTAACTTCATCCATGAATCCTGCCCCCATCTTGTCAAAGTTAGGAAAAGGAACGTCAATTTTTAGTTTAATGACTAAATCTTTGCGAGACTCAATTTTGTCAAGGGCTTCGTTTAGTTTATCCAATTTTTCCCTAGCAAGTTGGCCCGAACGCCCTCCGCGTTTTAGAGCAATAGCGAGTTTATCAATTTCTTTTTGTACTTCTTGAGCCTCATTATCTAGCTCTTTTGTCGTGTTGCCAGTAATGGCTACAACATCTTTAAATCTTTGAATTTCTTTAGAAGCTCCGGCTACTGCAACACCAATAGCAACCAAACCAGCTGCGGCGGCTACAAACGGAAATGCTAAAATAGCAAGTTTTGCAGCAATTAATGCACCTTTGACTAATAAAATTGCAGGGGGCAGCGCAGCAAACGCAATAGTCAAAGCAGTCGTTCCAACAATTATTGCTTTTACGGGCTCAGGCAAAGCAACAAAGGCTTTTAAAAGCTCAGTCGCTCCATTAACAACAGGCAAAATAGCAGGCAACAATTTGTTAGTTGCTGTTTCACTAAAATCAACTGCTGCATTGCTTAAATTTCTAAATTGTTGACCAGGGCCTTTGAGCGCCTCTGCCAACTTGCCAGCACCTTCTCGATTGACTCTGGCTAATGCACTAATAACAACAGGCGCAATAATCTTTCCTTCTTCGCCTAATTTTTTAAGAGCCCCAACAGTTACATTTAATTCTTGAGCAATGGCTTGTGCAACTAATGGCGCTTGCTCAAGAATTGAATTAAGTTCTTGGCCTCTTAAAACGCCACTGCCTAAAGCTTGTGTTAACTGCAGGAATGCACCTGCAGAT